GGCGTTCGCAATCTCGAAACGCGGCACCAAGGCGACCAAGTATTTGGAAAGGCCGCTACGTGCTGAAGCTGGGAGCATGGGTGACAGAATCGCGCGCAAGATCAAAGCCGGACTCAGGTCGTGAGTTTTGGCATACCTCGACGACATAGGTCTGCTCATCACAACGAGCGCGGTCGCGGGCGGTGCAACCGGATGGCCGCTTTACCTGGGTCATCTACCCGATTCGTCAGCCATCGGCGACAAGGCGGTCGCGGTCCTCGGCACCGCAGGGTTTCCGAGCCACGCGCGTGTGTCGTTGGAGCGGCCCGGCCTTCAAGTACTGGTCAGGGGCGAGCCGATCAACCAGACGAGTACCGGCTACCAGGATGCAGAGGCCAGAGCCGTGTTGATTGACCACGCGATCCATGCCTACGTCGGCACCCCGGACGGGGCGGGCTCAAGGGTCGCTGGTGTGTGGAACGAAAGCGGCCCCGCGTTCGCTGGCTTCGACGAAAGCGAAAGGCCCATGTTCTCGGCGAACTACCGGGTGTGGAGAGAGAGCACGTGAAAGTCGAAGCGTTGGACTCGTTCACTGGTGATTGGCCAGGCCGTTTGATTTTCCATTTCAGGAAAGGTCAGACGGAAGACGTACCCGACTGGGTTGCTGAGCTCTGGATCGGTAGGGGGCTCGTGAAGGAAGCGGTGACCACGGACACGCAGTTGACTCAGGCAGACGGAGACGACAATGGCGAATGAGATCGCCGGCTTCAAGGCGCGGCTCAAGCTTTCGACCTCGACGGGCGGCTCCGTGACTGCGTTGGCGTCGCTCAGGAACTTCCAGATTTCCGGCACGATGAACCCGATTGATGTCACGACGCACGAGTCGTCTGGCATCTCGGATTTCATCGCGGGCGTGAGCCAGTGGTCCGGCTCGGCCGAGGTGTTCAAGGTCGTATCGAACGCCACGCACAAAGCCGTATACGACGTGTTCAGCGGCAAGACTAAAGTCGACGGTGAGTTTCTACCGACCGGCTCGTCTTCGGACGGCTACTGGTCCGGATCGCTGCTCATCTCCGGTTGGACGCTGAATTCGCCCGAGAACGACGGCCTCGGCGCGTCGGTCAGCTTCCAGGGAACCGGCGCGCTCACACGTTCGTCTTCGAGCACCTGATGAAAGGCACGACGTTGGAGATCGGCGGAAAGACCCGCCGTCTCAGGTACGACCTGAACGCAATCGCGGAATTGGGCGAGCGGCTGAAGATCACGATCCGGCTGGACAAGGTGAAAGAGGATCTGCTGGACGTGCCGCTTCCGCTCTCCGCGCTCCGGACGATTCTCTGGGCCGGACTGATCCACGAGGAGCCGACTCTGGACCCGGTCACCGTCGGCAGTTGGGTGGACACCGAGAATATGCCGGACGTGCTCCTCGGTTTTTTCGCGCTATTCGGCGCTCATTTGCCGGGGAAGGAAGACCGGGAGCGAGTAGCCGAGACGTTGGGGATTCAGGTGCCGGAGTTCGCAGAGCCGGAACCGGCAAACGTGGGCTGACCGCTCACGAATTCTTCCGCGTGGCGAACGAAGCGCTAGCACTCAGACCGCCCGAGTTCTGGTGCCTCACGCCCGCAGAACTCGGGGACATGATCGCGGGAGCCAAAGAGCGTGAGGAGCGCGAATGGAAGCGCACCGCTTGGCACGTCGTCCACATGCTCAACGTCTCGGGCAAGATCCTCAAGCAACCGATGACTGTGGACCAACTCTTAGGCAAGAAGCAGGTCCAGCCGAAGGACCCGGGCGCTGAATTCGAAGCGCTCTGGAGTCGCATTCAAGAGAACGGCGCCGAGGAGGTCAACTAGCTAGATGGCCTACTCGATCGGTGAACTGCTAGCGACGATCGGCGCGGATACCAAGCCGCTAGAGCTTGGTCTCCAGCGCGCCAACGAGCGCATCACCCAGTTCAGTCGCCAGTTCGCGAACGCTGGCCGTCTGTGGCTACCCACCGAGCAGGTAATTGCCAAGACCGGCGCAGCGTTCGAGATGGCGGGGACTGCGAGCAGGGGCGCGGGAGCGGGCATCAACTCGCTTCGTGCGCCGCTCGCGATGCTTGCTCAGCAGGCGCTGGGCGTCAACCCAGCCCTTAGCCGCCTGTCGTCTATCCTCGGCACGCTCGCGCTCGGCTCAGCGCAAATGGTGGGGGTCCTCGCTGGTCTCGCCGCGGTCTCAGTTGCTTACCAAGCCCTGACCCGTGACTCACGCGCGGCGGCCGAAGCCCAGAAGAACGCGACCGAAGCGCTGAAGGCGTGGTCCGAACAGCGGCGCATTGCTGGTCTCGGGCCGTTCGGTCAACAGGCCGAGCAACTGGCAGAAGCCAGGAAACTAGAGCAATCCCTGGCTGCCCGTGCTCAGTCCCAGATGATCGGCGGCGAGTTTTTCCCCGCGAACCCAGTCGACATCCGCGCGCACCAAAAGCAGGTGGAGCTGGTCAAGCGGCTAGAGAAAGAGATCTGGGACGCGCGCCAGCGGGCAGCGATTGAGGGCGATCAGGAGTTCGTCGATCTGACCCGCAAGATCCACGAAGACCGGCTCAAGGAAGCCCAGCGCCAGAACGACGAGATCATCAAGGAAATTCGCCGCTCTGTTGATGACGTGGTAATGGAATGGATGCGTGCCTCGGTTCGCATCCGTGACGCGGCGGGCCGGGCCCAGGGCGGCGCGATCGACATGGTCTCCGTCCGCATGGGCGCACCCCAGCGCGGATATATCAGCCCATTCGCGGGCGGGCGCCTGCGTGGCCAGAATCCGTTCGGCTTGTCAGGTAGAGACATGGAGGGCGCTGCGGATATGGCGGCGCGTGCCGCATCAGCCGCCCAGCAGACCCAGGCCGTAAGCCAAGCCTTCTTCCAGATAGCACAGAGCGCTTCACCTGCCGCGCGCGGGCTGCTGGAAGTCCTTGGCGGCCTGCAACAGCTCGTCTCGGGCGCGGGCCCGCTTGCTCTGATTGCTGCTGGCATCTCGGCAATCACCGCTCTCTCCGATGCTGGCGTATTGCCCAAAACCAGAGGTCAGAAAGAGTTCGCCAAGTTCCAGTCCGGTATAAAGGACATAGAGGACGCAAAAGCCTACGCGGCCTACCAGGCCAACGGTCGCTCGACTCCGATAGAGACCAGCCTACGCGCACAGATGGACAGACTCCGGGCTCTGCACGATGAAGCAGAAGAACTGGAGCGGGTCACGGAAGCGGAACGGGAACGACGCCTGGAGTTGTCTGCACAGAACCGTGAAGCGGAACGCCAGTTCTACGAGAACGCTGTCCAGATGGAGCGCGAGAAGCGTTCGGCCGAGGAAGCCCTACGCATTCGCATTCTCTACGCCCGCGGGCTGGACGAAGAAGCCGAAGCACTGGAGCAGGCGGCCGACCTACGCGCTGGCGTGGAGCAATTTGGCGAAGCGTTCGGGGATCTCATCCAGCAGTTCCAGGGAGCTATCGCGGCGGCCAAGGCAATGGCTGCTGCCGAGGCTGCGCTGGCCGGTCAGCGCATGCGCGACGCCGCGCGCGGCAATTTCGCGATGGGCCTCCATGCTCTCACCAACCCGGATGATCCGTGGCTCGCGTGGAAGCGCGATTGGGACCCAATCCTCGACGACGCTCTCAAGTCCGGCATCAGCACCGAGGAATGGATGGCGCTCAACGCACAAGCGGAAGCCGACCTGAACAATCGGAAAGCCGTCTGGTTCGCGAAGAAGAACGCACCAGCCGACGCAGGAATTGGCATGGGCAGCCTTTTCAGCGAGCCGAACGTAACGGACACGATCCTGCGTGACGTCCAGGGCATCACCACGGTCCAGGCTACGCGCCTGACTGACGTGAACGTGATTGCGCTTGCGGAGTTGCGCGTCCACACGGGGCTGCTGACGAGGGTTGCGTATGCTGTCGAGAACGGCTTCGGTCTGTCGATCGGCGGCGTGGACTACGAGTTGAACAAGCTCGCCAAGAACCGAGCCGCCAATAGGCAGGGCAATAACAACGTATGAGCACGCCCGGCATCGCCAATATGCGGCTGTTGTCGGCGCCGGAGTTCGACCCGACTTCCACCATTCTGGCGAGCATTAACGAAGTCGAGTCCGTCCAGCTATCGCTCAGAGAAGACGGCGTCCATCAGGCCACTATCGTTGCGCCCTATAACGCCACCTGGCTGTCGCATGCAACAGCCCGGCGCGTCGTTTGGATCAAGAGCGAGGGCGTGGTCACCGAATGGCTCATCGGCCGCCAAATCAAGACGATGGGCTCGCCCAAGGTCCAAGTCCGCTGTGATCCTCTACACCGGATCCTGACTGACTACGGAATCATCGAGCATCTCATCACCGTGGGTGGTAGGCCGCTCGCCAACCTTGGCGGCTTCCAGGGTACAGTCGACAACTTCCTTGCGAGCTACGCGATCCCGTATTTGGTACGGCGTGGCGTCACTTGGATCACGGCGGGCACGATCGACTTCGACGAAGAACAGTTCGATCTATCGTTCGACGGCATCACAGTCATGGGGCTGGTCGTGAAGTGCGCAGAAGAAGCGGGAGCGATTCGCGGATCGGGTGCGGTCTGGCAACTCAGGCGTGATACGGACCACTACGAAATCGACGTGCTGGAAGCTTTCGGTAGTGCCACCGTTGCGCTGCACCTGATCGAAGGCAAAGGCATCTTGACTCTCGTAGTCGAGAACGACCGCGAAGGGCTCTATACAGCGATCCGCCCTGTCGGTGCGCTCATGGACGGCGAACTCGAGCGCGCGTCGATCCTGATGGCTTCACACCCTGTGATCTCCGTGAGCACGGACACGCTCACCGTTGGACGTCACGGCCACGAAGCCGACACGACCGTGGGCCCGATTGCGGAGAATGATCAGTTCGCGCCCGTGATGGATGGAGCGACTACGCTTTATCCCGGCAAGTATCTGGAGGCTCCGGACGGCACGTTCCACAAGATCGAGGACACGACCGCACCAAGGACTGTCGTGCTGGAAGCCGGCTCGGGTGCTTCGTTCGCGGCCGGTGATGACGTGGTGTTTGTGGACGACGCAGACGGTACTGGGCTGCACGAGGTCGCGTCACCTGCTGCTGTCTCGGAATGGCGGTACGCACAGGGGCTGGCGCCGTTGCCCTATGCCGGACACCGCAACTGGGTGCGAAACCCGATCTGGCGCACCTGGGGCGCGTCGGCACCGCCCGATACCGCCGCTGGATTCGTTCTTGGCAACCATGCCTCTGATACCACAATCGACGTCGACGGCCTCGAAACCGCCGATGGAACTACCACGTTCAGCGTCACGGCGGGCGACGTGCTCGTCCTATTCGACGGTAGCACCGGGCACTTCTTCGACCGCATCACCGCCAACGCATCCGTTGTTGCTGGGGCTGCAACGCTCACAATCGGCACAGCACGCAGCGTGAGCGACAACACGCCGGTCGCGATCAAGCGTACGGCGAGCCGCACCCCGACCTACTGGGACCGGATACCCGCTGACATCGGCCACGCTGGCCCGTTCCGCCAGACGCGCACCGCCGCAACCTCGGCAACCGCCCAAGCAAATGGCGCCTTCTCGGGATATGCGAGCGCCGGCTATTGGATGGACATCGACCAACTCACGGCTGCGCATGTCATCGAACCCGGCTCGTTGCTCGACTATGGAGCTGGCTCGTTCCGCTGGATCCTGAGCAGGTCGACGGCCAACGGTTCAGGGCAGACGCAGATAGCGGTATGGGTCGGGCCCAATACTTCGGACAACGCGAGCCTCACGATACGCACCGCGAATTGTGGAGCGGGTGGCTCAGGTTTCGTGGTCGGGCATCACGCGTCGGATACGGGCTTCGCGGCGATCCTGTCGCAGGACATCTACGTCCGCTTCATCCCGAATATCACGAACAAGCTTTGGATCAAGGCCGAGTTCCTGGGCCATTCAGCGAGCGCGACCGGATGGACGGGCGCGGGCCCAGCCTTGTTCCTGACGGACTCAGCCGGCACCACGATCACGAGCGTATCCGCGAGCACTTGGACGCCCGTGGCTGGAAACGAAGAGCGCACCGAAACGCTCGCGGTCACCCACACGATCACAGCGGACCTGGATTGTAAGGTCCGCTTTCGGTGGCATACAGGAAGCGCGCCGTACACGCTCCCGTGGGTGTGGCTAAAATCCGTGCAGCTTCACATGGGCATGGACGAGGGTGTGCCGTTCGTGGAAGGCTCAGCGGCTACTGCGCTGTTCTACGCTGGCCAGCTTGCGCTTGATGTACATAGCCAATGGTCTGCGCTCTATACCGCGACCAACCTCGAGATGGCGGACGCGTTCGGTATCGAGGCTACGTCGCCGGCACTTGAGCTCGGAACCACGATCCGCATTCGCAGCGAGTCTGATTCCGACTTGGACGGCACCCTCCTGCGTGTGGTCGGCGTCACGTTCAACCCGTTCGATCCGCGCGAGAAGCAACTCCTATTCGGTACCGCACCCGAGTTCTTCACGGATGTCGTGGTCCGGGCCGGCAAGGCTCCGCTGTTCGTGGACATCGAAGTCGACCTGGACGATACGGGTGTGGTCCGTAAGGTCGTGGTTCCGAGCGAATCGCCCCCGGGTGACTTCGATGGCTCCACCCGTTTCGAGGGTGACCCAGGCAGCCCGGCGCCGGGCGCCTTCACACCGGCTCCGTTTGTGCCATGAGCATCCTGACGATCAACGGCGCGACCGAAGCGTCGCTCGGGCTCAGCGTGCTCCCGAGTGGGTTGGGTGACCTGTGGTCGGGTCCGGCGACGAATCGCGGCGCCACGTCAGTGCTCGGGCTCTATGGGTCTGTGCCTTCTCTGGTGGCGACGGGCCAGGAAAAGCGCATCCGGGTCGGGCTGGCATTAGACACCAGTTCATCGTCCCGCCGTACGAATCTGGACGCGGTGTTCCGGCACCTCGACGGGCGGCTGCAACTCGAATGGTCCGACGCGTCCGGGCTCATGCAGTGGGCGCGGCTGGATGTGGTGGGCGCGAGGGAGCGTTTCGCGGGCCTGTCGTTCGGCGCTACTGCGGACTGGGGCGACGTCGTTCTGGAGCTGGACCTGATTCTTGATGCGCCGGTTCTGTTCGCTAAGAACGTGGCGACGCTTCCGGTGTCTTCCACGGCCGCGACGATTGCGGGACTCGGGACGCTGCCTTGTGCGGGCATCTTCTATTTCTCGGGTGCCACCACAGACCTGACGCTCACCTATAAGCACGGCCTCACGCGCGACACGATTACGACGCTGACCCTCGACGGCAGCACGGGTGCGGGTACGGTCCTAATCATCAACTGCGCCAGGGAAACGCTCTACACCTGGGATACGACCACAGGGGCGCTCGTCTCGGTTCTGTCGCTCTACGACACGACGGTGAGCGGCAACGCGTTCCCGATATTCGATCAAGGTGACGGAGATTCGACCAACTATCCGACCATCGAAAGCAACCATACCGGCTTGGTAAGATACCGGGGAGTCTACGAATGAGCGTGGATCTGCTCACTGCTGGCGCTACTCCCCAGCGCCGTGACCAGCTCGTGTGGCGCAATCATGTCCTGTTCGACTATCGGGCGGGTGATGACGGCGTCGAACTAACCGCTACGGGTGGCGCAGACCTCACGACGCTTACTGCACGGTCAGGGCAGACGGGCTACTTCTCGCGCACCTCGTCGGGGCTCTATGTGGGACGTGGCGGCTTGATCGGCTCTGCGTTCGCCAACTTCCCGACACTCAACTACAACCTAGAAAATAGCGTGCCGGGGCTGCTCCTTCAGGCCGCACGCACCAACCTCGTCACTTCGTCTGATATCTCGGCCTGGACAGATAGCGGAACGCCCACCGTTTCGGCGGTCACAGGTCCGGGCTCTGCGCTTACCGGCTATACGATCTCAGACGATGATGCGGGCGCCTCCGAACTCAAGCTCCGCACGGTTGCATATACGGGGGACGCTGCCAAGGCGGTTGCAATCGCGGTCAAATACGTGTCGTCTGCGCAATCTGCGATCGTGGTGCGCGATACTACCGCAGGCGCTAACCGCCTCTACGCTACGATCACATGGGTTGGAACGAGCCCGGGCACGCCAGCAATGACCACGGGCACGTATCTGGGCAAGTTTCAGCTAGCGAACGATTGGTGGATTCTGTTGTTCCAGACGTCTAGCGTGACCGCCGCGAACACCAATCAGATGTGGCTATATGGAACGGACGCCACCGCAGCGCAAACCGGAGCCACGTCATACGCCGCCCCCTCTACTTGGGACGCGACGGTGCCGGGAATGCTCCAGACAGCTTCGCTCGCTCAGACTGCGGACGTGCTCTACTTCGATTACAAGGCCGCGCCGCAGGCGAAGACAACCTACTCCCGCTTCATCGAGCGCGGCTCGTTGCTCGTGAGCGGCTCGACGCTCTGGCACTTTGGCCTAACTAACGGCACAACAGACCCACGCCTCAGGGTCACAAGTAACGGCTCTGTCTACGTGCTCGGCCACGACAACGGTTCGGCAGATGTAGCGAGCACACTCGGCGCTGGGCCGGCTGTGGGCGCTGTCGTCGAGCATAGGTCGGAGCTCTTCGCAGACGGCTCTGTCCGCATCCACCAAAGCCTGGACGAAGCAGCCGAAACGAGTGCTTCGGCTTCAGGCGCCAACGCGCTTGGCTCGACATGGGGCGGTGCAGCCGCAGCGCGCCTTTACCTGAACAGCGACCCGGCAGGCGCTAACACGGGACTCATCGAACTCCAGGCCATAGGAGACGTCCCAGGTACGGACCATACGATGGCCGCACTGAGGAGACGTTTCGGATGAGGCGGGCCGTTCTCCTGTTTGCGCTCTGCCTTTCGGGCTGTGGCGTGCTCTACGAATACAACGGGCCAGCATGGCACGGGTGGGCATTCCATGGTGGCGTATCAGCGGCGGGTGCCTACGCGAGCGAGAAGGTGTTTGGTACGCCGTGGATTGGTGCGGCTCTCGTGTGCGGTTTCTATCTCGGTCACGAGTGGGAGGAGACGAGGGCCTGGACCGTGTTCAACCAAGGCAAGCTCGATTCATGGGCCGATATGGGATCGGCTTGTGGCGTGGGTTTCGGCTTGAGCCTGCACCTCCGATGATGTCCCCTGGTTTGCGGAATAGCTCGCCCAGACGTGACCGGTCTACACCCGTGAGGGGTGGAGGCGGGAAGCTGTGAGCCGGGGGACTTATCCATTAGCTACCTGGGTCGGGCGCCTCTTTTCGCGCCACCGTTTCTTCCTACTTGAAAGCTTCCTTGTGGGCATGGCGCTGCTACAGGGCACGTGGATGATTGCCTCGCGTGGAAGCTTTGCGTTGCCGGGAGTCTACGTGCTGGTTGGCGGGCTCATGTCGTCGTGGGCGTGGGGCATTCTGTTTCTCGCGGCCGGCATCTATTACTACGTCGGGCTCTGGAAGCGCCTGCCGTGGGTCTGCCTACACGCCTCAGTCCCGTTGTTTTTCGCGTGGACAAGTTTTGCGTTTGACTTCGCGCTCTACAATCCTAGCCTCCTCGGTACTCCAATCTTCGGTTGGCTCGCGTTCGGGATGCTCTGCTGTTTCATCCGTTTGCGCATTGTGGTGCAGCGGAAGAACCACCGGCCGGAGGGAGAGTTAGGGTGGACGCCATAATCGACCTACTCAAATCCGGGCCTGTGCTCGCGCTCTGCTCAACCGTGCTCGTTCTGATCTTCACCCGACGCGGAACGGTTACGGACCGGCTGGCCGCCGCTTCGCAGGAACTGGGCAAAAACGTGCTCGGGACGACCAGCGAGTTACTCGACCGATTGAAGGAAGAGATTGCGGAGCTGCGTCGTGATCTGGAAGAAGAACGCGAGTCATGCCGCAAGGAGCAAGATTCTCTGCGTCGTGAGCTGCGCGTGATTCGCGACCATTGTGTGCGCCAAGGGTGGACGCTCCCAGAGGATCCGATGGACCAGAGGCGCGCATGAACGCGCTGCTTCGCTTTTTCGCCACCGTCAAGGACATGCCGTCCACCAACGTGCGCGTCTTTTCCAGCATCCTGCTGTCGTACTTCTATGTCCTTGGTTCGATGTTCGGTTTCTTCATGATTGGGATCACGGCCACGTTTCGAGTCGTGCCAATCAACATCCTGCCTCCCCAAGAAGTCCACCAATGGATCGGCATATTCCTGCTGTTCATGATGGGGCTCGACGTTGCGCAGTTTGGCATTAAGCGCAAGACGAACAACCCGCCCGTTGGTGGTGGCGAGACGGTGACGGAAACTGAGACGACCATCACCGAGCGCAGCAAAGAGGTAACGCAGCCGTGAACCGCTGGGCGCCCCTCACGCTGGCCGTGCTGGCCCTCGTTCTGGGCGCTGGCTGGGCTCACGCCTGGAAAGGGCGGATACGTGCCGAGATAGAGACGGAGCAGTTGCGGGAGGAGCGCGATTCAACAGCAACCGAGAATGCGCGACTGTCCGGCCTGACTGTCGAGGCCCGGACCTTGGCGATACGCGAGTCCGCTCGTGCCGATTCGGTGACTGCCGATGCATCGAAGCGCATTGCCGCCGCACAGAGAACGGAGGTTCAGGCGGAAGCAGTACTGGCCCAAGCCGGTGCGAGCCTCGACGCCAGCCTCGACACGTTACGCGCGCGGGTGGATTCCGGGCTGGTAGTAGTGGTGGACTCGGCAACCACTCAGGTCGCGCGCGAGCGGGAGGGCAGCCGTTCGATAATCGACTCTTGGCGGATCAGGTCCACAGCCGAAGGTGAACGCGCCACTGCATTCGAGCGAGCCCTCCTGGCTAGCAAGGGCGAGGGCAAAGCCTCCGCCCGGGAGAAGGAGAGCCTCAAGCTTCGGGC